AAGAACATCTAAAAAAGATTCATATCCAATACGGTCCAAAACCCGAAGCACAAGCTCCTGGCCTATAAAAACTTAAAAAAATAGCACATTTAACGCTATTTTTACGCATATAGTGTAAATAAGCTTACAAGCCATTTTACATAGGAGAAACACATAATGGATAATAAGAAGTTTGAAAAACTTATCGATCTCATTATCAATGAGAACGAAGAACAAGCCCGTGAATTATTTCACGAAATAGTTGTTGAAAAATCTAGAGAAATCTATGAGTCCATCATGGATGAAGAAATGTCAGATGACATGGATGAAGGTATGGGTGGACAAGTAGGTGATCTATTAGATGAAATAAGTGCCGAAGAAGAAATGGGCATGACTGAAGCTGAAGACGAAATGGATGCAGAAATGGATCTAGACGTTGATAGCGACGGTGATGTTGAAATGGATGATGAAGTCGTTGACATGGATGCCAGCGATATGGAAGATGAAGAACATGAAGAAATTGAAGATGCTGTTGTTCGTATTGAAGACAAGCTAGATCAATTGATGGCCGATTTTGAAAGAATTATGGGTGATGAAGAAGAAGACATGTCTGATGAAGAAGACATGGAAGATATGGGCGATGAAGAAGAAGGCGAAGAAGAGGAAGTAGCCGAAGGTGAAGAAGACATGGAAGAAGATGTCATGGAAGCTGTACAACTTCAAAGCGTCAAGGGACTATATGGTTCTAAGATCGGCGGAGATGACGGTGCAAATCCAAAAAGCCCAACAACTTTTAATTCAGGACAAGCAGGAATGGACAGCAAGCCAGTAAAGTTTAGTGGTCAAGCTGAAACAGTTCCAACAGCACCAAAAGCACCAAGCAATAGTTATGCTAAGGGTGAAACACAAGTTAAGCACGCTGGTCAATTTAAGAATGCTCCAGGACATAAAGATCAGAATTTAGAAAAAGCTCCTGCTGCACATAAAGCACAAGCATCTGGTGTCAATACAAAAAGCCCAGTAGCTGAAGCTAAAAAAGTAGCTAAAAAGAAGATTTAATAGGTAACCTGTAAAATGGCTTTATATCTTCGTGAAAACTTGACATTCGACAAGGCAAATATGGTTGTCGAGTCGGTTAAGGAAGAAGGTGACCTTAAAACCCTTTATATGAAGGGCATTTTTATCCAAGGGGGAGTTCGCAACGCAAATGAGCGAGTCTACCCCGTGGATGAAATTGAAAACGCCGTAGATACATTGAATAAACAAATAACTGAAGGTTATTCTGTTTTAGGTGAAGTTGATCATCCAGATGATCTAAAAATCAATTTAGATAGAGTATCACATATGATTACTAATATGTGGATGGATGGTGCAAATGGTTTTGGTAAACTAAAAATACTACCAACACCAATGGGACAACTTATAAAAACAATGTTAGAAAGCGGTGTTAAGTTAGGTGTATCAAGTCGCGGTAGTGGCAACGTAAATGACATGGATGGAAAAGTCAGTGACTTTGAAATCATCACTGTTGATATCGTAGCACAACCTTCGGCACCCAACGCATATCCAAAGGCTATTTACGAATCACTAATGAATATGAAGCATGGTCATAGAGTTATACCTAATCTAAGAGGCATGAATATCAATAAGGATGTTAAGGCTCAAAAATACTTGCAAGAACAAGTTGTAAAACTTATCAAGGATTTGAAAATCAAATGACATCTTTAACTGATTTTTTTAATGATGGTACATCATTAAAGCTTATTAAACCAGAGCTAATTGGTTTTAATTTAAAAGGGGAAAAAGCATGTTTGATGCTATAAAGCCACTACTTGAAAATGGTATCATCAATGAAGAAACCAGCAAAGTGATAAACGAAGCTTGGGAATCTAAATTGAATGAAGCCCGTGAACAAGTACGTGCGGAACTTCGTGACGAATTTGCACAAAAATATGAACACGATAGAAGTATAATGGTTGAAGCCCTTGATAAAATGGTAACTGCAAATCTTTCTGAAGAAATCACTGAATTTCATCAGGAAAGAAAAGCTATTAATGAAGATAGAGTAAAAGCAAGAGTCAAACTCAGCGAAAACGCTCAAAAATTCAATGATTTCATGGTTACTAAACTAGCCGAAGAAATCAAAGAACTAAGAAAAGATCGCCAACTTCAAACTGAAAGTCAACAAAAACTTGAACAATTTATTGTTCACGCTCTCGCCCGTGAAATCAAAGAATTCTCACAGGACAAAAAAGCAGTAGTTGAGGCTAAGGTTAAATTAGTAGCAGAAGGACGTAAACAACTTGAAGCACTTAAACAAAAATTTGTTGCTGAAAGCGCAAAACGAATGAATCAAGCAGTTACTAAACATCTAAAGGGTGAACTAACTCAACTTAAAGAAGATATAAAACTTGCCCGTGAAAATAATTTTGGACGCAAATTATTTGAAGCCTTTGCAAGCGAATTCTCTGTAACTCATCTAAATGAAAAATCAGAAACTCGCAAACTATTGGCACAATTGCAAGAAAAAGATCAAAAACTAGCTGAAGCTATCAATACACTGAACTCAGCTAAAAAATTGGTCGAAAGTAAAGAACGTGAGGTTCGCATTATCAAAGAATCAAATATTCGTGAAAAAACTATGGCAGAATTGCTTGGTCCATTAAACGAAGAAAAATCTAAGGTAATGAGAAGTTTACTAGAAAGCGTACAAACACCTAAACTAAAGGTCGCTTTCGATAAGTATCTACCAGCTGTTTTGAATACATCAGAACCAGTTAAAGTTCAACAACCAAAACAAACTTTATCTGAATCTAAAGTTGTAAGCGAGATTACTGGTGATAAAACTGCCAAAAAAGAAATTGAACGCGAAGATCAGGCTAATCTGATCGAGTTCAAGCGTCTGGCAGGGCTATAAGCAAAAGACATATTAAAGGAGAAAATATAAAATGTCAAAAGTACTCTTAGAAAGCCGTTGGGACGAGACCAAAGAGGCCCTGTTAGAAGGCTTAAAAGGCACTCGCAAATCAACAATGAGTGTTATTCTTGAAAACACTCGCAAAGCACTGCTAAAGGAATCTTCAGCAGGTACAACAACTGCAGGTAATATCGCAACTCTAAATCGCGTTATTCTTCCAGTTATCCGTCGTGTAATGCCAACCGTTATCGCTAACGAATTGGTAGGCGTTCAGCCAATGACCGGCCCAGTTGGTCAAATTCATACACTACGTGTTCGCTACGCTCAAAGCTTAACAGACAACAGCGCAGCACAAACAAGCGTAACAGCTGGTGAAGAAGCACTAAGCCCATTCAAAATCGCTCAGGCTTACTCACGTACACCTTATCTAACCGATACAACTAGCTACTACACTGGTAACGACACTGCTTCTCTAGAAGGCAACGGTGGTAAACAAATCAGCGTTCAAATTCTACGTCAGGCTGTCGAAGCTAAATCACGTAAGTTACAAGCTCGCTGGACATTCGAGGCCGCTCAGGACGCACAATCTCAACACGGCATCGACGTTGAGGCAGAAATTATGGCTGCTCTAGCTCAAGAAATTACTGCTGAAATCGACCAGGAAATTCTACTCTCTCTCGCAACTCTCGCAAGCACTGAGTATACTTACAATCAGGCAACAGTAAGCGGTACAGCTACTTACGTTGGCGACGAACACGCAGCACTCGCAGTTCTTATCAACAGAGTCGCTAACTTGATCGCTCAACGTACACGTCGTGGTGCTGGTAACTGGGCCGTCGTAAGCCCAGCTAGCTTGACCGTTCTTCAGTCAGCTACAACTTCAGCTTTCGCTCGTACAACTGAAGGCACTTTCGAGGCTCCAACAAATACTAAATTCGTTGGTACACTAAACGGCGCTATGCGCGTATTCGTTAACAGCTACGCCCCAGATACTCAACCAGTTCTAGTTGGCTATAAGGGCTCTAGCGAAACTGACGCAGCAGCATTCTACTGCCCATATATTCCTCTAATGAGCAGCGGAGTCGTGTTGGATCCAAGTACATTTGAACCAGTCGTATCATTTATGACACGTTATGGTTACATCGAATTGACCAATACGGCCTCATCGTTTGGCAATGCCGCTGATTACGTCGGAGAAATAGCCGTTTCAAATTTAACTTTTCAGTGAAATTGGGAAACTCAGATTGTCTTTCGGGGCAATTTGCAATCAAAAGAGCACTTCGGTGCTCTTTTTTTGTGATAAAATAGTGGAAAGTTAAGTGTTGGACTAAATATTGTTATGTTAACAAACAAATACTCTAAAATTTATTACGCAATAATCTCATCGGCCAAACAGAGAATCAATACGGGTTATACTGAAACACATCATATTATTCCTCAATCACTCGGTGGAAGTAACGATAAGAACAATTTAGTAGAACTCTCAGCAAGAGAACATTTCATATGTCATTGGTTGCTTATAAAAATGACTGAAGGAGAAGACAAGGGCAAAATGCTATATGCGCTTAACGGGATGAAAGCAGAAAATAAATATCAAGAGCGTTATCATACAAAAATTACTGCAAGAGTATATGAAAAATATAGGATAGAACATGCAGAGAATCATAGTAAAAGAATGAAGGGTAGGCTGGCTCCTAATAAAGGAAAATCAATGTCAGATGAACAAAAACAACTGTTACGAGAAATTGCATTAAGAAGACCCGCGAGAACAGAAGAAACTAAAGAAAAATGGCGAATAGCAAGACTTGGATATAAAGAGACCGCAGAAACCAAACTTAAAAAAAGTTTAGCACTCAAGGGAAAACCAAAAGGTCCTATGAGTGAAGAAGAAAAATTAAAACGCTCGCTTACTCAAAAAGGTATACCTAAAGTAAAAACACACGGTGCAAATGTTGCTAATGCAGTAAAAGGTAACATCAGTATTAATAAAGATGGGATAGAAAAGAAAGTAAAGAAAGATACATTACAAAGTTATCTAGATCAAGGTTGGCAATTAGGTGGAAGAAAAAGAAAAATTAGATAAATAATATTATCAACTCAATCGGGATGGGGAGATATGGGGACTAGCGATAGTCCTCATTTTTTTATAAATACTATTTATAGAAGGATAGTATTATGGCAAGCACTATTAATGTAAACAGTTGTGGTATATTTTTTACTGCGGACAATAGCGGGGATTTAAGTTTAAGAAGTAACAATGTTGAGGGCTTAAAGATACCAAGTAATGGTGGTATTGTTTTAGCTTCATGGACGACTGCCACTAGACCAACCTTACCAGTTGCAGGGCAAATGGGTTTTAATACAACTACTGATAGTATTGAGCAATATGATGGTTCTGCATGGGTAGAGATAGGAAAGAGTTTAACAACCAATGGTAATTTTTTAGTTACCAATGGAAATCCTAGCATAACTGGTTGTAACAATATAATTATAGGTTTAAATGCAGGATGTGCTATTACGACTGGTAGTTATAACTTTTTTGCTGGTATATGTGCAGGTTTAAGTTCTACGACTGGAAGTAACAATTTGTTTTTTGGATGTAACACTGGTAAGAATGTAGTTACTGGGTCAAACAACACTATAATTGGAAATATTGTTGGTAGTGCAGGGTTATGTAATACTGTAATTATTGCTGCTGGTTCATGTGAAAGATTAAAAATAGATGATAGTGGATTGTACATTAATGGAAGTGTTTCAACTGGATTGAGTGGTTATAGTGGCTTTAGTGGTGCAGTTGGGTCCAATGGTAGTAGTGGTTTAAGTGGGTTTAGTGGAACAAGTGGATTTAGTGGTATTAGTGGTAAGTCAGTGACATTGACTGGTTCAGTGAATAACTATACTTTATTGCCATCAGGTACACCAGCTGGAACACTTTATGTTGTATTGACAACAGGTGGAGGTTATACTGCAGGTGATGGTGCAGTAAGTAATGGTGATAACACTTGGAGTAATATTGGTCCTATTCAGGGTCCATCTGGTACTAGTGGCTTTAGTGGCACTAGTGGTAGAAGTGGATTTAGTGGTGTAAGTGGATTTAGTGGAATAGGTACTAGTGGATTTAGTGGCGTTAGTGGTACTAGTGGATTTAGTGGTACTAGTGGATTTAGTGGTACTAGTGGATTTAGTGGTACATCTGGTGCGAGTGGTGTAGGCACTAGTGGTTTTAGCGGATTTAGCGGTACTGGAGGAACAGCCAGTTTAACTGCACAAAATAATTTCTTTGTTACATGCGGTAATACTAGTGTTACAAGCACCGGTTGTGATAATATTGCAATTGGATTTGGTGCTGGTTGTTGTTTAACTTTTGGTTCTTTTAACTTTTTTGCTGGTATATGTGCAGGTTTGAGTACTACGACTGGTAGTAACAATGTTATTATAGGAAAAGAAGCCGGAAAAAGTAATACCACTGGTTGTAGCAATATTTTTATTG